TCAGGCTTCGACGTGAGACTCGGCCCACGCGATCACGTCCTTCGCGCGCCAGAGTGGCCTAGCCCGTTCTGTCGCGCTCTTGCCTGACGGGATGCGGATCGGACGCGGGAACCCGTCCTGCGTGATGATCCACTGCCGCGTGTGCTGCTCGCTGCGGTGCAGATATTTCGCCAGTTCGGCCAGATCCCACAGCGCGTGCGGCGTCAGGCGCGCGGCAATTTCTTGAGCCAGTTCGGTGATTTCGGTCATCGTGCCCTCGTGGTCAAAGCGAGCTCGACGCGGCGGCTGATCTCGCGATCGTAGCCGGCGAGCGTGGATTGCAGGTTGGGTGCGAGACGCGGCCCGGCGGCCGGCGTGTCGAGTGGCGCGCGCGGCATGGCTGCAGGCACCACCTCGTATGCGGTGTTCGTCGTGACGCGCCGATCGATCCGGATGCGGCCTGCGTAGAACAGCGTGTCGAGGAAGCACTGCACGAACGCCGTCGACGTCTGCAGCTCGGCCGCGATCTGCCGCGCGGTGTGCGTGCCGGTGCGCAGGACGTCGAACACGGCGGTACCGTTGATGCGGCGGCTGGTCATCGGCCTTCTCCTGCGCGGGCGCCGTCAATCCCGGGCCTCATATTTGTCTTGCCGAATATGGATAGATGCCAGTTTGCGCATGCTGCGGACGTTGTGATGATGTGATGCTCGGCCTTCTTGGCGTCGCACGCCACAGCCGCATGAAGCGCTTTCCCTGCGAGATAGCCGACAAGCCAGAACCAGTCGGCCGGCGTCTTTCCAGCATCGTGCTCGCTGCTCCAACGCTGTCGCTGGTGCTCTGCCTCAATGCTCACAGCTTTCAGAAAGTCGTCGGCGTGCGGCGTATTGATGATCGCGTTAAGGCGCTCGATTTCGGCTCGAAGCTCTGTCACCTCGGCGCACGGCTCCGGCTGCTCGCACTGTTGGCACCGGAACGCCACATAGACTTCGCGGAGCGCCGACTCGACGGTCGGATATGCGACCGTGTCCCAGCACTCGGGATAATGGATCGCCTGCGCGAGTTTCGGCTCCGGCTGCTGAGCGGCGAGAAGGGCGCGACAGAACGCAAAACGGCGTTCTTCCATCGAGCTGAACGGAGTCATGCGACTTACTTCATGCTCGGCGCTCTTGATTGCATCGTGGACCTGTTGGTCCGTCAGCGTCTTATTCATGCTGGGCTCCATTCGATCAGCGGTTGGTCGGCGCGGACGTATAGTGGGTGCCGCGGTGAACCGTCCTTCGTCATACCGAGACACCACAGGCGCGCACCGGCATCGCGCAGGATCTTCGAGACGGCGGAAACTCGATCGGGTCGAGCGTTAGCACCCCATGCACACACGACGTCGTGATACTCGCGGGCGAATTTCGCCAGGTAGAGGTCGTTGTCGGGGCCGATTGGATCTTCGTGAACCCACAGCGCGGCGGGATCGGTCGAGCGAAGCGCATACAGATTCGCCACAGAAATTCCGTTGCAGTCCCACGTCTTCGCAAAACCGCGACAGCGACGGATCGTCGGGTCGTCCAAACTGGCGTCGGCCGTACTCGGATTGAGCATCAGGAATAGCGCGGTCGACTTCATGGGCGACATGCTGTCGGCCGGCCGCGAAAGCAGATAGCGGTATTGCCCGCACGGACTGATGATGGCGCTCATCGCTTGGCTCCTTCGAGAAGGTCGTCGATCTTCGAGAACAGGTCGATGACGCGCGTCGGCGGGTCGTTTTCCCACTCGACGTTGGACAGTTCCTCGCGCGCCTGGCGAAGTGCCTCCGTCAGACCTTGCCGAGTGGCGACCTGCGCGGGCGGGGCGGTGTAGACGGGAATCAATCCCCCGATTCTGTCGGCGCTTGATTTGTTGCGCGTGAAGTAGTTGCCGCCTCGTGGCTGAGCCCATCCGAACGGCTCCGCCTCTTGCCCCGCTGCCGCTGCGGCAAGGTCACGTACCGCAGAAATGATTTGATCTCGGGCTTTGATGCCGAATTCGCCTCGGTCGCGCCATTTCGGGTCGACATCGCGAAGAACGGCCTGAATGGCACGCAGGTCTTCAATGGCGGCTGCGGGCTGCGATGCTGCCGCGCGGGCTCGACGCGGACATTCAGATTCTTCGCACCACGATCCCGGATGATTGTTTCCGGGGCAAGTGCATTGCGTATCGTCGGTGTCGTCTTTGAAGCCGCGGTAATGCTCGCAGCGATCACGGAAGTCTTCGAATGATGCCGCCCGCTCATCTGCATGCCCTGCCGTCCGATAGGCGTGATGTAAGAACTCATCGACGAGAATTTTGGTCTTGTCATCACCGGGATTCGCGTCGAACTGGTCTTGATGCGTTTGGATGTAGTCCCACGCAGGAGAGAGCGTTGCGATCAAGTTGTCAAAAATCCCCTTCGGAATAGTTTTCTGGGCGTCTGCCGGCGCTGCCGCTGCATCTGCGGAGGGCGACGGAGGGGCAGCAGCGAGCATGGCATCCCATTGCACGAGTAACTGATCGCCCGGTTGCCTCCATCGATCGTCAGCTCGCAGCGCGGCCGACTTCATTCCTTCGGTCGGCTCGACTGGCACCAGCTTCCACCCCTCTGCCACCGCTCCCGCCACCTCAGTGCGAGGGGAGCGGGAAAGGGAAGCTTCCTGCTCGGCTTGCTTGCGACCGACATGCCAGTACGGCGCGAGCCAATGGTCGGCGCTCGGCGGCGGATTCGTGTTCTGGTAGCCGAAGGCCATTGCGCCGTCGATCGCCTCGCACGTCAGCTTGCGTTCGAGCTTGATTTGCTCGGGCGTCATGCTCTTGCGAATATCGGCTTCAGTCGCCCCTTCCGCCCCCGCCACATTGGGCGACGAGGCGCGGGCCGCAGCAGCGATTCGGATAGCTTCGCGAGCAAATTCGGCGCGCACCTTCGCATAGCTGCCGAACACGTTCGGTACTGTCTTCTGGATTCTCTCGAATACATCGCACCATTCTGCGTCGGACATGTCAAACGCCGCCCGCTCATCCGCCCCAGTGCCCGTGCCTTCGAGCGGGGCGGACGGCGTGTCGGGGTGCGTCACGTCGTGCAGTCGCTGTTTCAATTCGTCGACCATGTTGCGGTAACGCTGCACAAGCGCTTCAAGATGCGAGATTCGTTCACCGGCCGGCGCTTCTTCGTGCTGCTCGACAGGGAAACGAGCCTCGCGCTCGCGCTCACATGCGCCCATGCCGCAGTCGCGCGAGCATTCGGCGTCGGCGATTGCGCAAACTCGTACGGCTGCGCGGTTGTTGTCGGTGGTGGTCATGGTAGTCCTCATTCGAAATCGATCGCGCTCTGCTGAGCGAGGTTCGGTGCGGTATGGAAAAGCGATTCCTGGCGCTGCGCATCCTCGATGCGGCGGCATGCAATTTCGAAGTATTTCGGTTCGCGCTCGATGCCGATGAAGGCCCGACCTTGTTGAACGGCAGCAACTCCGGTCGTGCCGCTTCCCATGTAAGGGTCAAGAATGATTTCCGCCTCCGGGACGAACGCAATGCACCACGCCATCAGTGAAATCGGCTTCTGCGTTGGATGAACCTTTCCCGGGGTTCCGCGCGTGGCGCTCTCCTTGAAGATGGCGGCAGGGCGCGACAGGTTCGACCATGCCAGCTCAACTTGCGAGAAGTTCTCCCATGGCTGTTCCTTGTCCCAAACGAGAATTGCTCGGGCCGGAGGGAGCGGGAAATAGTTTCCGCCCCAGATGATTTGCCAATTCAACATGCTCCGCAGGGCATCGAAAGTTTCAGCACTGGGTGCAATGTCCCATTCAACATTGGACTGATTCAGCAGTCGATTCTTCAGCGTGCCGGAACCAATTTGGCGCGGCGACTTGCGCACGACCGCACCCGCGACATCACCGGCAAGATTCAGAATCCCATATGGCGGATCAGTAATCACCGCATCCACGCGCGGCAACGTTGGCAAAAGGTCTAGGCAGTCCCCGAGATAGAGCGTCGCGTCGCCGATCTGTACCTTCTCGCTCATCGTCATCCTCAATCAGTATTCATCGTGAGAGAAGGGTGAATGCTGTTGCAGCCACTCGCGGTACTTGGCCGTTTCCAAGGGCTTTAATGCGGTGTGCCCGATGGGCCATCCCATAAGCCACTCGACCCACTCGGGGTTCATTGGGCCAAGATGGCCACGTCGAGCAAGTTCTTCTGAGAGCCTCACTCCGCGGCTGCTTTCCATCATTCGTTCGCGTAGTCGTTTCTCGGCTGGGTGCCCCTTCGTATCTGTTGCCGTTGGCGTGGGCCACAACCCAGATGCGCTCGCGCAAGTGTGGAGCTTCGGTATCGGCCGCAGAAACGATTCCCCATTCCGCATCGAACCCCATCGCGGCCAAGTCTCCGAGAACTCGTCCGAGTCCCCGAGAAGTGAGCATTGGGCTGTTTTCCACTTCGACTCCGAGGGGTTGTACTTCGCGAATGATCCGAGCCATTTCGGTCCAGAGTCCGCTTCGTTCGCCGTCAAGCCCGTCGCCGGTGCCCGCTGCGCTGACGTCCTGGCATGGAAACCCGCCAGCCACGATGTCAACAATTCCTCGCCAAGGTCGGCCGTCAAAGGTTCGAACGTCATCCCAAATCGGGAACGGAGGAAAGGTGCCGTCGTTTTGCCGAGCGACAAGGACGGCTTGGGCGTAGGGATCAAATTCAACGGCGCATACGCATCTGTTTCCCTGCAGCTGACCCGCAAGGATTCCTCCACCAGCGCCCGCGAAAAGATGAAGCTCATTCACTCGTCATCCTCAATCAGTAGAACAGCATCAATGTCGTCCGCGCGGTTCGCATGTGGCAGCGTTGACATGAATAAGCCGGCGTGACGGCGCCCACCCATCACCCACGCGGACGGCATTGAAGCCGGGTTGCCGCGCGAGTGGGGCGCGCGGCAGGTGGGTCAGTGCGCTTCGTGTGCGAGGTCGCTGCCTTCGAATGGATCTCGGTCGTCGTCGTCCTGCGCATGGCCGAAAAGTCCCGGATCGACGTAGTTGTCCGGAGGCGTCAGCGTGATGCCGATCTCCTGCTGAACGCGGCGGCCGATTTTTCCGTGATCCTCATCATCTTTTGGATGGGCATTCACCTTGAACGACACCTCAACAGAACCGCCGTCCATGGTCACGAATGCGATTTCCTTGATCTCGCAGTCGGCCAGGAGAACGTCTTCGGCACCGGAGGCGCCGATGTGGAAGCGCAGCAGATAGCCCTCGTACTTGCGATCCCATGCGAGGTTGCGCATAAACGGGAAGCGCAGCTCGGTCAGGCTGTCGTGCTCCATCGGCAGCTCGCCGGCCTTCGGCTGCGGCTTGCGATACAGCGCGTTGCGCAGGCTCGCGTCGAACATTTCGAGCACTTCGCCGCCTTGGACGACGTACAGGCCGATCGAGATTGCGGCGACGCGCTCGGCGCCGTGCTTCTCGCTGACGTTCGTGCACGAGACGATCTTCGCGAGGGTGTTGTCGAGGTTGAACATGCTGTCTCCTGAGGATGAGGGTGAGTTACGTGCGAACCCAACCAGTAGCGGTCGAGCGAATCTTTCCGGCCTTACGCAGCGCTTGAAGACGACGATCGACAATGCGCCAAGATGAGACTCCAAAACGGGAGCGTGCAGTACCTTCTTCCTTCGCGATCCGCTCGCTTTCGGCACGGATTTCCCCCGCATCGACGAACGCAAACTTCTTCGGTGTTTCGTTGATCGCCGCGAGAATCAGCGCATCGAGCTTTCCGTATTTGCTTGTCGTCATATCAGGCTCCGAGCAGCACTTCGCGGCGATCCTGATACGCCTGCTCGAGCTTCACGTACTCGGCCTGCGGCAGATCGCGCGCGCTGTCGAGGACCAGGGCCAGCACTTCGGCGTCGTCCGCCTTCTGGATCTGCGCGAGCAGGTCGTCGTAGCTTGGCAGCGTCATGTCGGATTGCTGCGCTCGCTGATCGGTCAGGCCGGGCGGCGGATCGATCTCGCCGTCATCGTCCTGTTCGTCATCGGTCGGCGTGATGTAGTCGCCGTCGAGCACGGTATCGAGCGCCTGCGAGCGACCAGATGCGCCGACATCGTCGATCGCGGCCGCGCTCGCGAGCTCGATGCTCACGGGCAGGTACTTGAACAGGCGGCGCAGCACGGTCTTGCGGCCCATTTCTTCGTAGTGCTGGCCCCAGACGGTCTTTTCCTTGTCGCGTGCGAACTTGTAGTTCTGGCTGGCGTCGCGGATCTCATTGACCTGCTCGGCGCTCATCACCTCGAACGCGTGGCCCCCGCCGACCAGCTTCGCGACCGCGTAGAAGGCGATGACGCGGCCGCGCGCGGACATCGCCGGTTTGTGTTCCAGCTTCTCGTCGAGGCCGAACGCATAGTCGAAGTGATCGTGCTCGTGCACGGCGTGCGCGGCGATGCTAACGACCTGGCCGGAGCGGCGCGCGAGGTCGATCAAGCCCTTGTAGCCGATGACGATCTGCGTCTCGACCTTGTCCGTCACCCACTGGTTGCCGACTTTCTTCTTCTTCTCGAACGGGATCAGGTATGCATGGCCAAGCGGCGTGTTGGGTTCGAGGCCGAGTTGGGAGCACTGCACGACTGCACCCATCAGCGATTCGACCGTGCACTCCATCAGCTTCGGCGTCGTGCGCAACGCGCCGAGCGCGATCTTCAGCATGCGATCCGGGCTCACGTGCCGCGGCAACACTGCAGCGAGCGTCCCTTTCTGTGATTCGAAGAACTGCTTTACGCTGCCAATGCCGGCCTCGCGCGCGACCATCTTCGAGGTCGATTTCAGTTGAGCCAGGTTGGTTGTCGTTGCCATCGTTATGCCTCGTCCGTCGTGAAAGCCCATTGGGGCAGGGTGATCAAGGTGATTTCCTTCGAGTAGCCCGGCCATTCGCAGGCCGCGTCGCAGCGCGTATAGGTCGCGAGGTTGCGTGCGTAGTCGGCGCGGCCCTGCTCGCGCGACATGTCGTCAAGCATCATTGCGTGCGCGACGAACGGCCATTCCGTCTCGACCGCGACGAACACGAAGGCGCGCACTTCTTTGCTGGCCGCGTGCTCGTAGCCGTCGCTGTAGAACGCGTCCTGCACGTGGTAGCGCTTGCGCGCGGCCTGCCGGCGGAACTCGTCCGGGCTGGCGCTGCTGAAGGTCTTGACGTCAACGAGCAGCACGCTCGATTCGGTCAGGTCGTGCGCCCAGTCCGGCCGGCAGCGGCATGCCGCGCCTGTCGACGGATCGGTCCAGAACGCCGACACCTCGGCGCGGCCGCGCGACAGTGCCTCGCGGATCTCCGGCAGCGCGCGCACGGCGTCCGACTGGCGCCATGCGGTGTCGTATTGGTCCGGCTGGATCGCGATACGGCCGGCGTTCTCGTCGACGAAGTCCTTCCAGACCTTCGTGTTGCGGTTGACGCTCGGCCCGAGCACGTAGCGCTTGCCGAACTCGTCCGGCTCGAGGATCGCGCAGTGCGCAAGATTGCCTTCGAGCTGGCCGCCGCGCGTCGTCGGCGCCGGCCGGTTCGGATCGCGATGGAGCGCCCAGAAGTGCGCGGGCGACACGTTGATCGTGTCGAGCTGCGATTTCGAGATCTCGGGGCGCGAGTGGTACACGTCGATGTCGAGGTGTTCGATCAGCATCACGCCCCCCACGCGCCGCGCACAACAGGCGCTTCGAACAGCTGCGGCAACACGAGCCATGCGAACAGGAACAGGATCGCGCCGAGCACGGCCCAAAGCGACACGATCTCGACCACGTTGCGGATCAGGCGCTTCACATTGCACCTCCAGCACGCAGCGCGACAGCGAGCCACCAGAAGGCACCGATGCATGCACCTGCGCCAACGGCCGAGCCGATCTGGATCGACAGGTGCACTCGCTCGCACGCTCGGTAGAGGTCGTTGTCGTTTGCGGCGCGCATCACAGACCCTCCCCGCAGGCGCGGAAGTGCCGCACCGGCTCCGGCGCAGCCTTGCGCCCGGCCTTGATCAGGGCAGCGTCGAGGGCCATGCGGATGCCTGAGGTCAGCAGGATTGTCCCCGAGTCAGCGTCGGTCGCGATGATTTCGAGGATCTCGGCCATGTCGTTCATGCGCGTCGCGCACTCCTGCCACGCTTTCCAAGCCTTCGCGGTGTTGTCGGCCAGATACCAGCCGCAGTTGCCCGTCACCAGATGCAGCTCTTCACGCGAGGCCCATGCCTCGAACGCGTCGCGCGTCTGCTTGATCTTGTCCATGTGGTCCCTCGTTGTGATGTGCGTTACGACGCGAATGCCTTGCGTTGCGTGTCGAGCCACGTTTCAGCCCATTCGAGCGCGAGCTTCGAAGCCGCGTTGGTTTCGGGCGTATCGCCCTTACGGATCGCCATGAAGAAACGCTCGACCGGGCGCGACGCGTCTTTCGGAATGCCGAGTTCGGATGAATCGACGTCGATCCCGCGAGCGTTGGCAATCGTGCCGACGAGACAAGCGCACTCGCCCGAATAGGTCGATCCGTCGACGCGCCCAGCTTTCAGCGCATCAATGAGCGCGGGTACCTCGCGCGGTGCCTGCGAAATGACTTCGATGAAATCGGCCTTGATCGGCAGCAGGTCCGCGCCGCTCAGGTACGCGCCGCGCAGGTCCGCGCCGCTCAGGTACGCGCCGCTCAGGTACGCGCCGCGCAGGTACGCGCCGCTCAGGTCCGCGCCGCTCAGGTCCGCGCCGCGCAGGTCCGCGCCGCGCAGGTCCGCGTCGCTCAGGTCCGCGCCGCTCAGGTCCGCGCCGCTCAGGTACGCGCCGCGCAGGTCCGCGTCGCTCAGGTCCGCGCCGCTCAGGTACGCGCCGCTCAGGTACGCGCCGCGCAGGTCCGCGCCGCTCAGGTCCGCGCCGCTCAGGTCCGCGCCGCGCAGGTCCGCGCCGCTCAGGTCCGCTCCCTGCTTGCAAGCCATTTCGACGGCGATTTTCATCGAATCAGCCTCGCACTCGAAAATGACCTTTAGCGTCCAGCGGTTCAGGATTTCGATCTTCATGTGGTGCTCCGGGTGGTTGTTCAGTCGTGGTACCAATGGTCGTTTTTCTCGACGCGCTTGATCTCGCGCACGATCACGACCAGGGCGAGGATCAGCACAGCAGCGGCGCCGATCAGGAGGCGGGTGGCGGTCATGTCAGCACCAGACGACGTGTTTCCAATCGACCATGCGACGGATCGACCAGTGGCGACGCAACGCGGGCAACTCCATGTCCGGGCATGCGACTTCGAGATAGCCGCCCGCGAGCGGCACGATTTCGGTGTGGAGGCGATGGCCGTTCATGTCATGCCTCGTCGAACAGGCGAACGCGGGTCGGCACGCGCCCACCGCCGGAGTACTCGGCTATGCGCTTCGCCGCGGCAGAGAAGGCGTCTTCGAACGCAGCCATCAGCAGCCACTGAAAATGCGCGCGGTCTGAGGTGTCGCGATAGGCGTCGACGATCTTTCGTTGCTCGGATTCGTTCAGGCCGGCGAGCGCTTCGAGCACGTCGTCGAGCGTGACGACTGCGGTCGCGCGCTCGAGCGCTTCGTCGGCGTCGGCCTGCGCGTCGTTGAACTGCTGCAGCTGCCGATCCGACCAGAAGTCGGCCGCGCGTTCGGTGGTGGTGGGGTGGAGCATGGTGGCCTCGAAATGTTCGGTGCGTTGAGCACATTAAACATCACGGGTTATTTCATGTCAAGCACACTATACAAAATGATGGTTCAGAGGACGCGCTCTCTTCGTGGCGGCGAAAAAAAGCCCGCGTATGCGCGGGCTAATCTGCTTTCAGTTTGATGTCAGTTTTGGTGAAATGCCGCGCATTCGACTGTGTCGCGATTGAAAGGGCTGCTGCATTGCAAGACCAGATTCCGAACCGAGAAATCGGCCTGGGCACGTGCAATGTGCTCGATGTATTCCTTCTGGGTCAGGCACTCACCCGAGTCTGCGCGATAGGAGCACATGAACTTGTCACCCCGATCGCGAATGTCTTGCCCCCATATTCTCAAGGCTCCAATGAGAATGAGGGGGATCACTATCCATGCAATCACAGTTTTCATATGCGCTCGCTTTGCTTATGGACGATGCGCCCGATGATGAAAGTGTCCCCGTTGAGCGGGCGGTCGCGGTAGATTCGCTTGTCCTGGTTGTCGGAAGCGGCAACCCATTGGCCATCGGTGCGGAACAGGCGCTTGACGACGACCTCACCGTCGAAACTGAGCGCGAAGACAATCCCGTCCTTCGGCGTCGTGTCGGCAGAATTCACCACTACCCAGTCACCGTCATAGAGGCCCGGCTCCATGCTTGCGCCGCCCACCTTGATCGCGAGCAGCTTCGCCGGTTCGTAGCCGTTCCCCTCATACCAGCTTCGATGAAATACGATCGGGGCATGATCTTCTTCGAGAGGCTCGACGCCGAAGCCGGTGATCCCGGCGGAAATTTTGATCTTCACTCGTCTGATCGCCGGATATTCAGGGTTTTCCTGTAGGGAAATTTCCTGCAGGCTGGCTGGTTTCATCCTGCCACGCCCTGTCGCGAGCCAATTCGGCGAAACAGACAGAGCAGATGCCACTTTTAGGAGGTTCTCACCCTCCAAACTTGTGGTAGCGCCCGTCAGCCAGAACGAAACGGCACCGCGCGTCACCCCTACGCGCCGGCCGAGTTCGGACTGATTCATACGTGCTTCTTGAAGGGCCGCGCGGAGGCGGTCTGCCAGTGTTTTCATGTCTAGCAGACTAATCCCTTGTACGTTAAGTGAGCTTGACATATGATTTGTCTAGTGAGCTATACAAAGAGGCAAAAATGCTGATGACCAAGCAACAGGCGATCGACATCTTCGGTAGCGGCGCCGAACTCGGCCGTGCCGTGGGGCTGACTCGCGGCCGCATTTCTCAATGGCCCGACGAGCTTGAACAGCGAGAGACAGATCTCGTCGTCGGTGCCGCCCTTCGTTTGGGTAAGCCTCTTCCGGATGGCTTCGTCAACCAATCCGCCCAGGTGGCCGCATGAAACCCCGCGCCGAATACCGCAACGAGGTGAAAACCCGTTTGCGCGATCGCGTCTATGACGCGCTCCAGTTCTACAAGCAGTTGCATGGCATCGACTCCGATTCGGCCGCGCTCAACCGCATCGCGGAGGTGGCGCTGTTTGGCGTTGTCGGCACTTTGCCCGCGCAGCTCGTGCCCGTCAGTGCCGATGCGGGACAGGCCGGCCCGAAGGTGCGCGCATGAGTGGCGCCCGCGTGGAGCAAACGGTCGCGCTGCCTGTCATCGACGCAGCCGATCTGGCGATGCGCGCCGCGGCGCAACAGATCTCAATCCCCGATTACCTCGGCTATCACGTGCTCAGGAGCGCCTATGGCGCGATGCACCCGGTCGTGATCGCCTTCGAGCAGCGTCCCAAAATGGGACAAGCGGGGACAGAGGAGGGCGACCGTGATTGACCTCTGGATCGACGCCTTCATGGCGCTGCTGATCTCGTTCGCCTTTGGCGCGTGTTGGAGGTGGGCGTGAACGACCTCCCGAATCCTCTCACCGCCGGCGCGGAGGTTCGCCATGCGTGATTACTCGCGCGTCTCTCCGAAATTCTGGATCGGCGAGACCGGTAAGAAATTGAAGAAGTCGGGGGCCGAAGCAGTCGTCGTCGGCCTCTATCTGATGACGTCGCCGCATTCGAACATGCTCGGACTGTTCTACCAGCCCGAATTGCTCATCGCGCACGAAACTGGTTTGGGCATCGAAGGGGCATCGAAGGGGCTTCAAAGGTGTATCGAGGCCGGATTTTGCGCGTACGACCGCGAGTCGGAGATGGTCTGGGTGTTCGAAATGGCTCGTTTTCAGATCGCGGAGAAGCTGTCGGAGAGCGACAAGCGCTCAATCGGTGTGCAGAACGAATACAACCAGCTTCCCGAAAACCCTTTCCTGGCGGCCTTCTACGACCGATACGCGAAGGTCTTCAATCTCACGAAAAAACGCGAATCTAAGGCGTTCGAATTAAGCCCCTCGGAAGCCCCTTCGGAGCCCCATCGAAGCCAAGAGCAGGAACAGGAACAGGAACAGGAGGATATGTCGGGCATGCCCGACGCTGCCCGGGACATCCTGTCCTACCTCAACGAGAAAGCGAATCGAAATTTTCAGGCGGTTCCTGCGAACACGAAACTCATCGCTGCTCGCATTCGCGAAGGGGCGACAGTCGAGCAGCTGAAGGCCGTGGTGGATGCGAAGGTCAAGGACTGGTCGCATGACCCGAAGATGTGCGAGTACCTGCGTCCAGCGACGCTTTTCAACGCCGAGAAGTTCGGGCAGTACGCCGGCGCATTGGGTGCGGTCAAGCCAAACGGCGCGGATCCGGCTGGCGAGCTTGTGCGGAACGCTCGAGGCCAGTTGGTCGACAACCCCTTCGCATGATTGCCATGACCCGCTATCCCGCCAACTCCGAAGCCCTCGTCGCCATGCGCCGTCGCCGTCAGGCTCCGGCCGGCTCGGTGCTCGTTTCGTTCGTTGGATCGCTGCAGTGGTCGAACGTGACCCTGCATGCCTCGGTCAGCGAGCGCTACGACTGGCGGCCGATTGCGGCCTTGGATGTCGAGACTTTCGCTTCGGCTTCGATCGCGTTTCCTGCGCTACTGCGCTCGCTGGTCGACATGGCTGCTGCCGTGCCGCGGCGCATGGTGCTGACGTTCCGCGAAGGTCCGCGCGTTGAGCTCGGCGAATGGCGCCAGATCACCGACTTCCGTGTTTTCGACTGGTGCCCGATGGCACTCGGCGGTCCCTGCTGGGACGACGCCCGGGCACTCGCATCGCGCATCTTCGCCGAGCTCGGCAAGTCCATTCCCACCCCGTACGACGAGGCCTGCACGCTCGTCATCAAAGCCGCACAGGAGGCCCAGCAGTGGCACGCATGATTCCCGATTCGATCGACTGGAACGCCTACGTCAACGACGCAGACGACGGTCGTGCGGACGTTCGTCGAGCGTCCGAATTCTTCGACATGGTAGTGGATGCGTTCCATGGCGAGGCGCAGCTGCAGACCGGTGTGTCGACGCCGTGGTCGTCCCTTGGCAAGGATCTCGCCTTCCGTCCGGGTGAAGTCTCGCTATGGGGTGGCATCAACGGGCACGGCAAATCCGGAGTGCTCGGGCAGGTGATCCTGCATGTGATGTCGCAAGGCGAGCGTGCATGCATTGCTTCGATGGAAATGCCTCCGCACAAGACGCTCGAGCGCATGGCGCGCCAGGCCGCCTGCAACGAAGCGCCGGCACAGACGTACCTGCGTTCGCTCGAACGCTGGACCGACGATCGGCTCTGGATCTACAACCACATCGGCACCGTGCAGCGTGACCGGATGCTGGCCGTGTCGCGGTACTGCCGCAACGAGCTCGGCATCTCGCACATGGTCATCGACAGCCTGATGAAGTGCGGAATCGCGCCCGACGACTACGCCGGGCAGAAGAATTTCGTCGATCAGCTCTGCTCGCTGGCGCGCGATACGGGGCTGCACATCCACCTCGTGCACCACATCCGCAAGGGCGAGCGCGAGACCGACATTCCCGACAAATTCGACCTGAAGGGTGCTGGCGAAATCACCGATCTCGTCGACAACCTGCTCATCGTTCATCGCAACAAGCGCAAGGAAACGGAGCTGCGGAAGGATCTCGACGACGAGAAGCGCGCAATGTTCGAAGCGCAGGCCGACACGGTGCTGATCTGCGCCAAGCAGCGGCATTACACCTGGGAAGGGAATCTGAAGCTTTGGTTTGACCAAGCGTCGCTGCAGTACCGAGATAGCCGCACGGATGGGGCGCAGTTCCTTGATCTCGAAACCGGCGAATGGAGGCAGGTATGGGCACGATGAACGCATCCACTACGCCTGCGCACGTGATCCTTCCGCCCCAAAAGCCGGAGGGCGCATGACGATCATCATCGGCTGCGACCCGGGCCTCACGGGCGCGCTCACGTTCCTTGGCGCCAACGGAGAACTGCTGTCGGTCGAAGACCTGCCGACATGCCCGATCCCCACTGCCGGCCCGAAGGCGCGCGTCAAACGCAAGCTCGACGCGCGCGCGCTTCGCGAGATCCTGCGCCGCGGCGTTCCCGCTGACGAGCGCGCAATCTTCGCGATGGAGGACATGCAGCTGCTCGGCGGTTCATCCGTGCAGACCATGGGGGCGCTGGCGCATACGCGGGGTGTTCTGGAGGCTGTCGCGATCCTCTGCGACATGCGCATGGAGTACGTGACGCCGCAGCGCTGGAAGCGCTTCTATGGGCTCGGTGCGGACAAGGCGCAATGCCTAGATGCCGCGCGCCGGCTCTATCCGCATGCACCGCTCACTCGGGCGAAGGACCACAACCGTGCCGAGAGCATGCTGATTGCGCGCTGGGCGCAGAGGAACCTCGTATGAGCCCGCACTTCTGGCGCGCGAACGAGAAAGCGCTCGTCACGCGCATGTACGAGGCCGGTGCGCCCCTCCGCGAGATCGCTGCAGCCACCGACGTCAGTGAAGACGCGATCCGCGGTGCTGTGGGTCGATGGAAGCTGCACCGGCCCGAAGGGCATATCGGCATCGAGATGCGCACGAACCTCGCATGGCCGCGCATTCGCGCCGTACTCGTGGAATCCGATGGCATGACGATCGCCGAAATTCGGTCGGCAGCCGGCGTCAGCAAGCCCGCGGTGCTGAAGGCGCTGGCCGAGCACCGCGGCGAGCTGCACGTCGTGCGCTGGATTCCGACGTCGCGGAAGCCTCGCGCGGTATGGGCGCTGGGAAAGCGTATGGACGCGCCGAAGCCGGTCAGGATGCGCGCGACGAAGCAGCGTTGCGCATTGGGCCAGATGGTGGCGCAGCTTCTACGGGAGGCTGCATGATGGTCTCTGTCCTCCAGCTCGCCGGCATGCTCCCGCGCGACCCGCAGTTCCGCGAGTGGGTCGGCGGCTTCGTCGACGGCGATCCCGTCTCGGTCGACGAGGCCGCAGCATTCATCCGCGCCGTGTGCAAGGTCGAGTCGCGCCGCGAGCTGGCCACCGATACGCATGCGGCCGATCGCTTCAACCACTTCCTGCGCCGGCCGTTCGTCGACTGGCGCGACAACCAGCGGCACAACGAACGGAGAGCAGCATGAATCAACCGAATTTCTATGCAGGATTGGGTATCGGGCAGGCCAGTACCGCGTCCATTCAGTCGATCGAGCAGCACCAGAAGCAAATGGCAGCGTCCGCGCAAATTGCGCCCCCGGATACCGTGCGCAGCCTCGCAGAACGCGCGCATCAAGCTATGGAAGTGCTCGATCTCGAGCTTGCATGTCTCGCTGAGCGCTTGCAGCCGGTTAGAGAGCCGACTCCTTGCGATACGGGGGAGGCCTCGCCGCAGACGCCGGCATATCCGGAAGCGATCGCTATGCTCCGCGCGCTGGTGGATCGAATTGAAAGCCGCGCTGCGGCAGTCCGGCAGGTCAGTGCCGAACTGCGCATCTGAGCACCGCGCTACGCCGATGCGTACTCGGCCGCTGGCTCCTGCGACACGGGCGATTTCCCACATGACCGGAGCCATTCATGCCAGCCACCAGCATCGCCATCATGGCGTCGATGCAATCCAGCATCGCGGCAGCCAACGCGGCCCGCGCAGAAGCGGAGGCGCATACCGCTCGCTGTATCGCTGACGTCGGGTCGTACAACCAGGCGACTGCGGACGTGGCGCGTTCGCAGTCGTATGCCGAATGCGTGCTGTACCTCCACCCAGCCACGACTCCCAGCGAAATGCTCGCGATGAAGATCGGCATTGCCATACTGCTCGCGATGCTGGTGATCGGGATCGCGATCGGCGTGCACAAAGGGCGTCGGGATTACTGCACGGGACCATGGATAGGGGCGTTCTTCGGGGGATGTCTGGCTGGTTGCGCATGGTTAGGTGGCGTTTTGCTTTTCGCCGCATTCGCATTCCTCCTTTCGTGATCGGAGCCTGCATGAATCGCAACGACGAAATCGACGATCTGCTCGAAGACTGGTATGACTGGCAGCAGTCCTACCGTCCGAAGCTCGGTTATGGTGGGGCCGATCCTGCTTGCCGCGAATACCGCGCTGGCTGGCGCGAGTCGTCGGATCTGGCTGATGCAGCGGACATGCGCGCGCGCAAGGCGGTCTGCGAGGCCGTCGATGCATGCGTGTCGCGTCTTGATCTACGTGGCCGCGTGGCGATTCAAACCGAAATGCGCAATCGGTTCAGCGGAGCGCGTTCCTGGTCGTCGATTCGGCTGCAATCTCCGCTCCCCGACGAATACGCACGGGCGAAGGATCTGCTGCGTCCGATGTTCGAGGCGCGTGATCTGGTCGAGACGGCGCAATGAATCCCACTTGTAAACCCGATAGCAGCAGCCTATAATCCGCGCCGTGGGGGAGTCGTTCGCCCTCAGAAAACCGAATTCAGCATCCGAAAGCCCGCTTGGCATCCGCCAGCGGGCTTTTTGCTTTGGAGCATGCCATGGCGACGATGAGCACGAAGAAGCGCGACAAGCTGCCCGCGAAGGCGTTTGCGGGCCCGGACCGGTCGTATCCGGTCAACGATCGCGCTCACGCGGCGAACGCCAAGGCGCGCGCATCGCAGGCCGTCAACGCCGGCCGCATGTCCCCGAGCGAGAAGTCGAAGATCGACGCCAAGGCCGACAAGGTGCTCGGCGAGTCCCCGAAGCGCGGCGAGCGCACAGCCAAGCACAAGGCCAAGAAGTGAATCTTCCGCAAGCCGTGAGTGCGCGAACCGCGGCAGCTGTCGACGTATTGGAAGCCAGTGGTCTCCGCCGGATTCCGGAACTCGTGCTGGCGACGGGCGGCAGCAATTCCCTCAACGAACGGAGCATGACATGGACGAACTGAACGCAGCGCCGAGCAGCACCGAGCCGACGCAGGAACCGAACGCCGAGCGCGAAGCGCTTCCGGACTGGGTGAAGAACGGTCAGCCGCCCGTGCAGGAGGCTGGCACGTCCACATCGGGGGAGCAATCGAGCGTTTCTGGCGATACGAGCGCATCCGCCGAGAACGATACGGTGGACGCACCTACCATTGATGCCCCCGCAGTCGGCGGCGGCGTCGATGCCCCGTCGCACCTCCTGCTGCTCGATGCCATGCTCGCCGAGATCGAGCGCAAGATCGCCGCCGGCATTCACACGTTCGCGCACGAGGTCACCGCGGCGCGCGACCATCTGGCGAAGCTGCTTTAACGCCATGCGCACGGAAGCCACGCACGTGATTTGCTGCCCGGCGAGCCCGAACGACGGCAAGCGCGTGCGCATCGTGGCCGATCCCGGCTACAACGTGCTGGCCGATCGCGCGGATGATCCGGATTGGCTTTCGGTCGAAATGGTCGATACCGGCGTTCACGGCTCGATCGAACGCAGGTTCGTGGCGGAGATCGCCTGACGATGGCCGCGCCGTCCAAGTTCAAGCCCGAGTTCGTCGAACTCGCGCGGAACTACTGCCTGCTCGGTGCGACCGACGTCGAACTTGCGCGCTTCTTCGGCACTACAGACCGCACGATTCGCACGTGGAAGCAGCAGCATCCGGAGTTCGCGGAGGCGCTCGAGCAGGCGAAGGCAGAAGCTGACGCACAGGTGCAGAACAGCCTTTTCCGTCGCGCAAACGGGTACAGCCATCCGGAAGTCGACATCAGGGTTGTCAACGGCAAGATCGTGAAGACGGACCTGATCAAGCACTACGCGCCGGATACTGTGGCATGCATTTTCTGGCTCAAGAACCGGCGCCCGGACCAGTGGCGCGACAAGGTTGACCACGAGCACGCCGGCAAGGACGGCGGTGCCATCCAGTTCCAGCGCGTCGAGCGCCGCATCATCGATCCGAAATCGGAATGACCATCCTCGAAATCCAGACGCCGCGGGTATTTGCTCCGCTGCTCGCCCCTGCGCGCTACAAAGGCGCGCACGGCGGCCGTGGATCGGGGAAATCGCATTTCTTCGGTGAGCTGTGGCTCGAGGAAAACGTCTCAGACAAGTACGACTTCGTCTGCCTCCGCGAGACGCTGAAATCGCTCGAGTTCTCGGTGAAGAAGCTGCTCGAGGCGAAGATCGCTGCGTTCAACGCTGGCGACTACTTTGAGGTGCAAGACCGCCGCATCATGTCGCGCCACGGTGGCGTCACGATTTTCGAGGGCATGCAGAACCACACGGCCGACTCCATCAAGTCGCTGGAGGGATTCGACCGCGCGTGGTTCGAGGAAGCGCAGAACGCGTCTGAGAAAAGCCTCACGCTGCTGCGCCCGACGATCCGCAAGCCCGGTTCTCAGCTTTGGTTCGGGTGGAACCCGAGCAAGCCGACAGATCCGATTGATGTCCTGCTGCGCGGCGCCGAGCCGCCGCCGGATTCGATCGTCGTCGAGGCGAACTTCATGGACAACCCGTGGCTGCCGCGCGAACTCCACGAAGAAATGGAGTACGACAAGCGCCGCGACCCCGACAAGTACGCACATGTGTGGCTGGGCGGCTATCAGCAGCGCAGCGAAGCGCGCGTGTTCAAGAACTGGCACGTCGAGGAATTCGAGCGGCCTGCCGGCACGGTTTTCCGCCTGGGCGCCGACTGGGGCTTCGCGAGCGATCCTTCGGTGCTGATCCGCTGCGACATCGACGGGAACCGCCTGTACGTCGACTATGAGGCGTATCAGGTCGGCTGCGAGATCGTGAACCTGCCGGAATTGTTTATGGCTGTTCCGGAGGCCGAGAAGTGGCCGATTACGGCCGATTCGGCACGTCCGGAGACGATCAGCCACATGCAGAAGCACGGCTTCCCGAAGATCCGCGCCGCGATCAAGGGCGCGAAGTCGCTGGAAGAGGGCGTCGAGTTTCTGAACTCGTTCGACATCATCGTGCATCCGCGGTGCAAGCACCTGATCGATGAGCTGACGCTCTACAAGTACAAGGAAGACAAGCTGACCGGCGCCGTGCTGCCGATCCTGGAGGACAAGGACAACCACGTGATCGACGCGCTGCGCTATGCCTGCGAAGGCGCGCGCCGGGCTACCAAACCCGCGAAGTCGAAACAACCCGTCGTGCGCCGCTCTGTCATGGGCGGCGGCGCTTGGATGAGCTGATGGCCCGCAAACCGAAAGAAGATTCGAGCGCGAAGATCGTCGCCGAGGCGAAAGAGCGCTTCGAGCATTGCCAGGAGTTCGAGTCCGAGTTTCGGCAGCGCTTCGTCGAAGATCTGCGTTTCTCGAACGGGGACGCTGACAACGGATGGCAGTGGCCAGACCAGATCCGCACCACGCGGGAAGGCGATGCACGCCCGTGCCTGACGATCAACAAAGTGCGTCAGCACAACCTGCAGATCATCAACGACGCGAAGCAGAACAAGCCGAGTGTCAAGACGCTGCCGGTCGATGGCGAGGCCGACATCGAGATCGCGAAGATCCTCGACGGCATCGTGCGGCACATCGAATACAACTCGCACGCCGAAATCGTGTATGACACCGCGACAGAGTTCGCGGTGCAAGGTGGCCTCGGCTACTGGCGCATCGTCTGCGAATACGCGCACGACGGCTCCTTCGATCAGGAAATTTTCCTGCGGCGCGTCAAGGATCCGCTGACGATCTACCTCGACCCGGACATCGAGTCGGCGGACGGCTCGGATGCGAAGTTTGCCTTCGTGTTCGAGGAAATGACGAAGGCCGAGTACGAGGCGCGCTATCCGGGCGAGGAAGCGCAGAGCGTCGTGTTCGGCGACGACACGCAGAGCGACGGCTGGATCAGCAAGAACAAGATCCGCGTGTGCGAGTACTTCCGCAAGACGGCGAAGGTCGATAAGCTGGTGAATCACCCGGTCAATGGCCCGGTGCGCCTGTCGGAGATCGAGGACGCGAACGAGCGCGCGGCGATCGAGAAGGATGCGTCGATCCAGAAGCGCGAGATCACGGAGCCGCAGATCACGTGGTATCTGATCGCGGGCGACAAGATCATCGACGAGAAGCCGTGGGCAGGTCGCTACATTCCGATTGTGCGTGTGGTTGGCGAAGAAATCGTCATCAACGGCAAGGTCGAGCGCAAGGGCCATACGCGGAACCTGAAAGACGCGCAGCGCATGTATAACTACATGTCGTCGGCGAATGTCGAGTACATCGCGCTTCAGACGAAGACGCCCTTTGTCGGGCCAGCGGAAGCGTTTGAGGGCTACGAATCCGAATGGGCGAATGCGAACAAGGACAATCTGCCGTACCTGCCGTACAACTCGCGCGACGAAGCTGGAAACCCGATTGATCGTCCGCAGCGCGAACAGCCGCCAGTAGGCGCGAATGCGTACCTGACCGGCATGCAGAACGCCCAGCAGGAACTGATGATGGCCTCGGGCCAGTATCAGGAGCAGTTCGGGCAGCCGTCGAACGCGCAGGCCGGCGTGGCGATCCAGGCGCGGCAGCGTCAAGGCGATCGCGCAACGTACCACTTCATCGATAACGTGGCGCGCGCGATCCGCTACACGGGCCGCGTGCTGATCGACCTGATCCCGAAGATCTACGACACGCAACGCGTGGTGCGTATCGTCGGGGAAGACGGCACCGAGACATTCGCGACGCTCGACCCCGAGCAAAAGCAGCCGCTTCAGCAGGTGCCCCATCCGTCGATCGCCGACAAGGTGCAGTTGATCTTCAACCCGGGCATTGGCCGCTACGACGTGACGGTGGAAGTCGGCCCGAACTACGAGACGCGCCGGCAGGAAGCATTCAATGCACTCACGCAGATCATGGGCCAGGATCAGGAGCTGATGAAGGTGGCCGGCGACCTGCTGTTCAAGGCGGCTGACTTCCCGATGGCCGACGAGGTGGCCGAGCGCCTGCATCGCACAATTGACCCTTCGATCTTGGGAGAAGGCTCGACGCCTACCGAGAAGGACATGGAAGGCAAGATGCAGCAGATGGGCCAGATGATCGAGCATCTGACCGCCGAGCTTCAGAATGCGCGGCAGGGGAAGGATGCGCAGGAAACGAACATCAAGGCATACGACGCGGAAACGAAGCGCCTCGCGGCCTTGGGCCAACCGCTCGATCCGCAGATCGTTGCGCACGTCGCGACGCAGGTCGTGATGCAGATGATGGGAACCGGCGCGCCGGAGGGCGCACCACCTCCGACGCCTGACCCGATGCAGCAGCCACCCCAGAACCCGCCGAGTGCGGGTTTTTCTTTGCCCGCACCTCAAGGACAGTGACATGAGCTATCCCGGCATCCTCCAGGACCTCGGGTCCACCAGCCCGATTCAGGGCGTCTACAACATCAAGCAGACGCTCACGCCGGCGCAGGTCGCCGCGAACACCAGCGCCGAACAGACGTTCACGGTGCCGGGCTTGCAAGTCGGCGATTCGATCGACGTCAACAAGCCGTCGCATCAGGTCGGCTTGTCGATCGGCAACGTGCGCGTCTCCGCGGCGAACACGCTCGCGATCCAGTATGTGAACACGACCGCCAGCCCGATCACGCCGACGGCCGAGCAATACATCATCGGCGGCCAGCGCTAAGGCTATGAACGTCGTCCAGTTTCCTCGCGATACGACTCCCGAAACGCTTGGCGAAAACCTCACTGAGTTCGCGCGCGATGGAAATGTGAAATGGGTCGTGATGGTGATCGTCGAGGCAGACGATTCACTCCGATTCGAATGGTCGAAGTTGCCGAGCAATCTTGCAGCGCTCGGTGCCGTTGAGTTTTTGAAGCAGCACCTGATGTCGATCTAAACGACATCGCTTTTCCAGAAGGCCCGCATCCGAAAGGAGCGGGCCTTTTTGCTTTCCGTACCGGCGCGGCATCACCGGGCGCAAATCCTTGGATACGTCCATGCAAACCGAAGACAACGCAGTACCGACGGAAGTCACCGTACCGCCGACGACGGAAACCCCGGAACCGGCGCACGAGCCCGCTGAAACGAGCACGGAATCGGGCACCGAGCAACCCGCAGGAGTAGTCGACCAGCAGCCGCAGGAAAAGCCCAAGAGCGATTGGGTGCAACGGCGCATCGATCAGCTCACGCGGGAGAAGCACGAGGAAAAGCGGCAGCGCGAAGCCCTCGAGGCGCGCCTTCGTGAACTCCAGCCGGACACCGCGACACCCCATGCGCAGCCGATGACCGCGGACCAGATCCGCGCAGAGGCGAAGCGCCTCATCGAGCAAGAAAAGTTCGATGCGGCCTGCAACAAGGTGTTCGACGCCGGCAAGACTGAGTTTCCGGACTGGGACGCATCGTTGCGCACCTTCCAGATGCTCGGCGGTGCATCGCCGGAGTTCCTGGAGGCCGTCACGGCGATGGATGCCGGTCACAAGGTGCTCCATCACCTCGGCCAGCACCCCGAAGAAGCCGAACGCCTGCTGTCTCTTCCTCCGCTTCGCATGGCGCTTGAACTCGCCCGTCTGGAAACGACGGTAGGTCAGGCGAAACCCGCTCCCGTATCGAAGGCGCCCGCGCCGATCTCGCCTGTTGGCGGCAAGTCCGCTCCGGTTGAACCGGAGGAATTTGCCTCGACGGCGGATTACGTCGCATGGCGCAAACGCAACCGCTCATGAGGTTTTAAATGCCGAACACTCTTCTCACACCCGTCAAGATCCTCGACGAATCGCTGATGATTCTCGAGAACATGCTGACCTTCACGGCCCGCTCGAACCGCGACTACTCGGACGAGTTCGCAGTCAGCGGCGCGAAGATCGGCGCGACCGTCAACGCTCGCAAGCCGAACCGCTTCGTCGGTACGACCGGCCCGGCGCTGAACATCGAGAACGTGAACGAAACGTCGGTGCCGATCACGCTGACGACGCAGTTCCACGTCGACTTCACGTTCAGCTCGCAAGAACTGACCCTCATCGTCGACGAGTTCGCCGACCGCTACATCAAGCCGGCGATGGCGACGATCGCCAACAAGATCGATTTCGACGGCCTGGGTCTGGCGACGACGGTCGCGAACAACGTCGGCACGGTCGGCACCGTTCCAAACGACATCAAGGTGCTGCTCGATGCAGGCGTGAAGCTCGACAACGAAGCCGCTCCGCGCGACGGCCGCCGCACGGTCGTGTGGGATCCGGCCACGAACGGCTCGATGGTGAAGTCGGCCGCCGGCCTGTTCAATCCGTCGAACAAGATCGGCGAGCAGTACGACAGCGGCATCTTCTCGCCGTCGGGCCTCGGCTTCGACATCGGCATGGACCAGAACGTGAACACGTTCACGACCGGCACGCGCACCAACGGCACCGTCTCCGGCGCAGGCCAAACCGGCTCGACGCTGCTCGTCACGGGCCTCGGTGCCGCGGCGACGGTCAAGAAGGGCGACACGTTCACGATCGCGGGCGTCTTCGGCGTGAACCCGCAGAACCGCCAGTCGACCGGCGTGCTGCGTCAGTTCACGGTGCTCGCCGACGCGACCGCCGACGGTTCCGGCAACGCCACGCTGTCGATCTTCCCGGCGATCAATACGGCCGCGTCGAACCAGCAATACCAGACGGTCACGGCCGGCCCGGCGAATGCTGCTGCGGTCACGTGGGATATCGCTGCATCGACGCAGTACACGGCGAGCCTCGCATATCACCGTGACGCGTTCACGCTGGCAACCGCCGATCTCGAAGACGTCAGCAAGTACGGTGCCTGGGGCGCGCGTCGCGTGCACAAGGGGATCTCGATGCGGATCGCTCGTCAGTACGCGATCGGCACCGATACCGTCCCGTGCCGGATCGACGTGCTGTACGGCTGGGCGCCGGTGTACAACGAGTTGGCCTGCCGGATCGTCCGCTGATGGGCGTCCTGCTTCAGCAATCGACCCCCGCTTCGGCGGGGGTTTTTGTTTCCGGAGGCGACGTGTTCCAAGAATTCCCGATGTGGGTCAATGGCCCTGACGGTGCGCAGCAGATCGTCGAATCGCAGGCCGCGTTCGAGGCGCTCGGCGAAGGCTGGAGCAAACCGGTGCGCGTCGAACTCGTGCCGCGCGAGCAAGCGCCGGATTTCGTCGAGTATCCGAAGTGGGTCGGCGACGTCCTCGTGCACAGCGCCGAGGAAGAGGCTGCGCTCGCGCCGGCCGTCGAAGCGGATGACGAGCGGGCAGCGCTTATCCAGATCGCCGAAGAGAAGGGCATCAAGATCGACAAGCGCTGGTCGAACGACAAGATCCGCGCGGCGCTGGAGGCAGCGTGACAACCGCCGTCGACCTGATCACCCTCGCGCTGAAGGACATCGGCGCGCTGGGTATCGGGCAGTCGATCTCGCCCGATGACACCGAGGATGCGCTGAACACGCTGAACATGATGCTCGGCCAGTGGCAGGGCGAGCGTCTGAGCGTTTATCACCTCGTCGACACGGCGCTGCAATCGACCGGCGCGCAGTCGTACACGGTCGGCCCCGGCGGAAACTTCAACACGCCGTCGTGGCCGTACCAGATCAACGCAGCATACGCGCGCCTGAACCCGGGTACTGCGACGCCGATTGATTACCCGGTGACGATTATCCCGGCGCGCGAGGATTACGCCCGCATCGCGCTCAAAGCGCTGCAGTCGTTCCCGAATTACGCGTTCTACGACTCGGCATGGCCACTCGGCACGCTGTTCATGTATCCGGTACCGAACGCGAGTTTCGAGCTGCACATCGTGACGCTCGAGGAACTTCCGCAGTTCGAGACGCCGGCCGATGTGATCAATCTGCCGCCGCAGTACATGGCCGCGATCCGCTACAACCTCGCGTGCTATATCGCGCCGTCGTATCAGCTCGATCCGCAGCCGGCGCTCGTACGCCTCGCGATGAACGCGAAGCGCGCCGTCAAGCGAATGAACGTGCAGATCAAAGCGATGAGCATGCCGCGCGGGCTGGCGACGAAGCAGCGCTACAACATCTATTCGGATCGGCCTTACTGATGCGCGTCCCTCTGACCATCGGCGCGTATGCCGCGAAGAGCCTGATCGCGGAGGCGCAGCGCTGCGTGAACCTGTACGGCGAGCAGAACCCGCAGGATGCGCCAGTGCCATTTACGTATTACCCGACGCCAGGGCTCACGCTCGTGTCGACGCCCCCGGTCACGGCAGAGTCGCGCTGCATCTACACGGCTTCGAACGGAAACCGATACGAGGTCGTCGGCGCCGACGTCTACGCCGTGAACGCCTCGAACGTCTATTCGCAGATTGGGGCGCTTTCGTCGGCAAGCGGACCGGTTTCGATGGTGGACAACGGGACGTCCATGTTCATCGTCGACGGAACGACGAGTGGCTACATCGTGACGATCGCCTCAAATACGATGACACGTTGCACCGACCCAGCTTTTTACGGTGCCGACAAGGTGGACTTCGTCGACGGATATTTCATATTCAACCGGCCTGGGACCTCGCAGTTCTATATTACGAAGTATCTTGATGTCGCATTCGATTCACTCGACATCGCCTCGAAGTCGACCTACTCGGACGAGCTCGTGACGCTCGCGGTGATGCATCGCGAGATCTGGCTCTTCGGTGCGCTGACGACGGAAGTGTGGTTCAACACGGGTGCGTCTGACTTCACGTTCGGCCGGATGCCTGGCGTATTCATCGAACACGGCTGCGCCGCGAAGCACTCCATCGCAAAAATCGATTTGGCGCTGTTCTGGCTTGGCCGCGACCTTCAGGGGCAGGGCGTTGTATTCGCCGGACGGAACTATCAGGCCGAGCGCATCTCGACGCATGCGCTCGAGCAAGCGATCAGCACATACAGCCAGATCGACGATGCGATCGGCTTCTCTTATCTACAGGGCGGCCATGCGTTCTATGTACTCACGTTTCCGACTGCCAATGCGACGTGGTGTTTCGACACGGCAACTGGGCAGTGGCACCAGCGTGCGTATCTCGAGGCGGACGGCGCATTGAGTCGACACCGTATGAACTGTCATTCGTTCAATGGTGGCCGCAATCTGGTCGGAGACTGGAAAACAGGAGCCGTCTACGCGCTTGACCCCAACGCATATACCGATAATGGCGCGCCGATCCAGCGCATCCGATCCTTCCCGCATATTCTCGGGGCCGACGGCAACCGCGTGATGTTCCGCCAGTTCATCGCGGATATGGAGGTTGGCGCGGGGATGCCAGATGACGCCACCGATCCGCTCGTCAGCCTGCGATGGAGCGATGATCGCGGCGCGACGTGGGGCAATCCGGTGACGGCCACGATGGGGCGCCGCGGCGAATTCAGAACCTCGATCCAGTTCCAGCGTCTCGGCTATGCCCGTGATCGCGTGTTCGAGCTGTCGTGGTCGGAGCCCGTCCGTACGGCGCTCAACGGCGCGTGGGTGGACGTTTCGAGGGCGCGCACATGAACCTGAATGCGAATTTTCCAGCCGCCGCTCCGCTTGATTCGCAGGGGCGCCTGACGTCTGAATGGCGCATGTTCTTCATGGCGCTTTTCAATCGAGGCGGCGGAAGTACCGGTGTTGATGTTTCGGCGCTCCAGTCCCTGGTAGATGCACAAGGACTCCAGATAGCCGAGCTATTCCTGCTCGAGAACGGAAATGCGACGGGGGCCGTGATTTGTACGTTGATGGCACGCATCACGGCGCTCGAAAAATCCCTTCAGAGCTTCGCGCCTGTAACTGTCACGACGCGTTATTCCATCCCCATTCCTGAATCGGTCGCAGTGCCACTGCAGGCGTCCGATGACCTTCGAAAACTCATCGAGGCTGAAGCATGAGCGTGAACTGGAAGGAACTCTATCAAGGTGTGCTAGGAGGTGCACCGGCGGCGACATACTCGCCTGGCGCAGCCCTTCAAGGCGCAGCGCATACCGTCAATCTGTGGAACCCCACGGCGGCGGCAGTCACGGTCAATTTTTACCTCGTGCCGAATGGAGGAGCCGCCGGAGACGGTACGCGCATTCATCGCGTGTCGGTCGCGGCCGGTGCGTCGATGATGGTTCCGGAAGTGATCAATACGAAGATCGTGAACCCGGCGGCGCTCTATGCGGACGGCAACGGTGTGACGCTGACGATCACGGGTGCGGAGGCGACAGCATCGTGAAAATCACCATCGAGACGTTCACCCGCGAACTCGCAGACGAAATCGTGCCGCTCGGTCAACAGAGCTGGGATGAATGTTCGGAAATCAAGAAGGACACATGCGCGTATCACGGGCAGCGCGGTCTTGAGATCGATCCGGACATCGATCAGTACCTTTACCTGTCCGACCATCAATCGCTGATCGCATTCACTCTGCGCGACGATGAAGGCGCTCTGCATGGCTATGCCCTGGCGATCCTCTATCGGAGCCTTCACCTGAAGACTGAACTGTGCGGTAACGTCGACACATTCTTCGTGCAGCCTGATCATCGCCGCTCGATGCCGCGTCTCATGTCGAAGATAGAAGACACGCTCCGCGAGCGCGGCGTCAGCATTATCGGCTGGCCGGTCACGATGACTGGGGGGCTGTTTGAGATTCTCAAGCGCCGCGGCTATATCGCCGACGACGTCGTGATGGAACTCAAGCTCAAAGATTTGCCGGGAGGTGAAACATGTGCGTAGCTGCAGCAATTGCGGGAGCTGGTGTTGTTGGTAGCGTTGCCTCCGGCGTGATCGGTTCGAACGCTGCGGGCGACGCGGCGCAAACGCAGGCCGATGCCGCAAACAATGCGGCGGCGCTCCAAAATCAGCAGTGGCAGCAAACGCAAGCCAACCTTAAGCCCTATCTTGAGTTGGGGAGCGGCTTCATCAATCCGCTCGTTACCGCTCTCGGTTACACAATGAACGGACTCGGGAACGTTACCGGGACGATCGATTCGAATCCACTGCAACAGAAGTTTTCCTATGCAGATTTCCAAGCGCCGACAGCAGCTGAAGCTGCCGCCACTCCCGGATATCAGTTCACCCTGGACCAAGGACTGAAGTCCGTGCAGAACGGGGCAGCAGCTCGCGGCCTCGGCACTTCTGGCGCCGCAATGAAGGGTGCAGCCAATTATGCGACAGGACTCGCAGATTCGACCTACAACGACGTGTTCAACCGAGCGCTGAATACTTACAACACGAATCTCGGCAAAGCGCAGAGCACGTTCCAGACGAACTACAACAGCGCCGCGAATAATGCGAACCGCTTGCTGGGCGTCGTTGGCAACGGCCAGAACGCGGCCGCGACGAATGGCTCGCTCGGAGCGGCGGCGGTCGGCAACATCGGCAACACGCTGACTAGTGGAGCGAATGCGCAGGCTTCCGGCATTGTTGGCGGGGCGAATGCTCTCTCTGGTGCCCTGGGTAGCCTTGGCAGCGGCGCGATGACCTACGGGCTACTGAACAACAACGCACTGGCGAGCGCGACCGCCGCGAACCCAACGTATGGGACGACTGCGGCCGGCAACCCGATCTACTTCCAGGTGTGAAGATGCCGCTCGATCCTTCGATTCCGCTCCAGTTCAAGACAGCCGAATTCAACCCGCTGCAGCAGGCGCTGCAGGTCGCGCAGTTCCGCGCGATCAATGCAAGCGGGCAAGCTCAGCAGCAGCAGCTTGCTGCCAATCAGGCCGCATCCGAGGCGTTCAAGCAGTCAACCGATGCGAATGGGAATACGGACTACAACAAGTTCCGGTCGATCATGGCATCCGGTGCGGGCGCGTACAACCTGCCGCAAATCAACAATTCGATTCTTGATGCACAGCAGAAGCAGGCGACCTTAACGGGAACGAATCTGGATCAGGCGATGAAGACGCAGAGCGCGCTGCGTCAGGGCCTCGGCAGTCTACTGACGAAGCCCGATCTGTCTCCGCAGGACGTGATGAATTTCGGCGTGACGCAGCTGCAAGCCGGCGCGATCACGCCGCAAGTCTTCCAAGCCGAAATGCAGTCGATGCCGTCCGACCCGCAGGCACTCCGCGGATGGCTGCAGCAGCACTACATGTCTGCTTTGAGCGGAGAGACGCAGCTGAACGCGATGATGCCGAAGTACGCGCAGGTCAACACGGGGCCCGCGACGGTCGCAGTCAACCAGAATCCGCTCGCGGCCGGTGGCGGCGTCGGTACGGTCGGCTATACGGTGCAAAACGGCCTCTCGCCCAGCGAGGCGCTAGCGCCTGGACTCACGCTCAACAAGAACGGTCAGCCGACCACATACACGAAAGGTCAGATGGCCGGCGGACAGGTTCCGCAAGTACCCGGCGGAGGATATGCGACGGGTGCGCCGCTCGGTGCATCCGATGTCGCCAGCGGCGCGGCGACGCGCTACAACACACTGCAGACGGCAGCCTCGCAGGCCAAGCCGATGATGCAGACCTACGACCTCGCGAATCAGGCGGTGCAAGGAGCGATCGCCGCAGGCAAGGGCGCGGGTCCGATCGCATCCGCAGGTGGCGTTGTGCAGACGCTCCTCGGCGCGCTCGGCCAAAAGCCGACGGGCGATTCGGTCAAGGACTATCAGTTGGCCGTGAGCTACCTGAACAGCGCAGCAGACCAAGCAGCGCAATCGCTCGGCCTGTCGGGCAGCGATGCACGCGTGGCTGCGGCCAAGGCTGGTCAGCCCGATCCGAACAACATGAACCTGCCGGCACTTCAGGAATCGATCGCACATGCGAAGGGCCTTCAACAAGCACTGCTCGACCGTCAGCAAGCGACGACGAACTTCCTCGCGCAGAACGGCAACAACACGAGCCAGTTGCCGCAGTTCGAAGCGAAGTGGAATCAGTCATTCAATCCAGACGTTTCCTACATTCGCTCGCTCGCTGATCCGGCTGCGCAACAGGCCGCCATGCAGCAGCTGAAGGCGCAGGGCAAGTTGCAATCGTGGATGAAGGACTATCAGGCCATGAAGGCGCTTGGGGCATTCTGATGGCAGACGTTCAGGGGTTCATCCAGCAATTCGGGCCGGTGGCCGCGGCCGTCAGCCAGCGCATCGGCGTCGCGCCTGACGTGCTGCTCGGACAATGGGGTCTTGAAACGGGGTGGGGGAAGTCGATCGTGCCTGGCACGAACAACCTCGGCAACATCAAGGGCCCCGGCGTCGCCGCAAAGGACAACCAGACGGGGTCCGTCGACCAGTACCGCGCGTATCCTTCGCCGCTCGACTTTGGCAACGACTTCGTCAACATGATCGCGAATCGGTATCAGAGCGCGGTCGGGAAGGGCGCGGATGCGACGGCCTACGCAGGAGCGCTGAAGGCTGGCGGTTATGCCGAAGACCCGAAGTACGTTGGAAAGCTCTCGAGCGCGGTGGACATGGTGCGCAAGTTTGGCGATACGATCGCCTCGGCGCTATCAGGCACGGCCAACGCGAGCGAGTTGACGCCGGCACAGATGGGAGGCGCGCCCGTGATCTCAGCGACGGGACAGCGCCTGAACGGGCCGCAGACGACTGGCGCGCCGGCACCGACAGCCGCTGCGCCGACGGCGTCGACCGGCGATCCGCTGCTCGACATGGCCCATGGCATCATGGGCGGCATGCCGAAGCCCGCGAACCAAGCCCCTGCCGCAGGTGCTGTGCCCGCGAGCCAGCCTGCACAACAATCCGACGATCCGCTGATGGCGATGGCTGCCGGCGTGATGGCAGGAAAAGGCGCGTCGCAAACTGGCACCGCAGCCACGCCGGCCAGCGGGGCATCCCTCCAGCCGACCATTACCAGCCAGCCTTGGCAAACGCCTGGCTCCGTCACAATGGGGATCGGCGATGCGATCAAGGGCGGCGTTCAATCGCTCGTGCATGGTGGCGCATGGCTCGCGAACAAGATTGCTCCCGATTCGCAGTTCGCGAAGGACATCAATGCCGCGGTGCCGCAGATCGACCAGACCATTCAGGCTCAGAATGCGCAGTACGCGGCAGATCGCGCGGCGCAGCAGCCTCAGACGCTTACGGGCGTCGTGACAGGACAACGGCAAGCGCCCGGTATCGACTGGGGGCGAATGGCCGGCAACGTGATTGGAGCCGCCCCTCTGGCGGCGACGTTGCCGGCTGGGAGCGGCGTTCTTGGCAGCCTTGGCGCGGGCGCTCTGTCAGGTGCGGCAAGCAGTCTGCTTGAACCCGTCACGACGCCCGGGAATTTCCTGCAGCAGAAGCTTGGACAGGCAGCCACCGGCGCGGCCGTTGGGGGTGTCGCGAATCCATTGGTGAAGGCACTCGGTGCGGCCATTTCTCCAACCGTCGGTGCGGCCCAGCAGCGGATGCTGGATTCGGGCGTGACGATGACGCCTGGTCAAATTCTCGGGGGCGGTTTTGCGCGAACGGAAGCGAAGCTTTCGAGCGTCCCGTTTCTTGGGGACATGATCAAGAATGCCCAGCAACGCACGCTTCAGGATTTCAATCGAGCGACCTATAACGAGGTTCTCGCGCCGATTGGCGCCACTTACGAAGGGCCCGCAGGTCAAGAGGCGATCGGGGCTGTTCGCAATGCGATTCGGGATGCCTACGACGATTCGCTAGGGCGCATGTCGTTTCAGGCTGCCGATCCCGGCTTCCAAGCGGACATCCTTCGTCTGACCGATATGGCTCAGCAGCTTCCCGCTGCGCAACGACAGACATTCATGAATACGCTGCGCACTCAGATATTCGGGAAGGTCGGCCCTCAAGGAAACATGGATGGTCAAACCCTGAAGGGCGTGCAAGAAGAACTCGGCGATCTCGCGCGAGGCTACTCGGGGGACCCGTCTTTCGACAATCGCCAACTCGGGGCCGCTATCGGCGAAATTCGATCGGCCGTCGAGAATTCGCTTGCTCGGACAAATCCCGCAGATGCAGTGGAAGGGCTTGCGAATGCGAACGCCGCGTATGCGCGATTTGCGCGCATGCGTGCTGCCGCGGCATCTCAAGGTGCCATGAACAATGAAGGCATTTTCACGGCCGCCCAGCTGCAGAACGCAGTCAAGGCAGGTGATCGATCGGCCGGAAAGGGGGCAACTGCGGCCGGGAATGCGCTGATGCAGGACTTTTCGACAGCAGCTCAGTCTGTGCTTGGGTCGAAATATCCAGATTCAGGAACCGCCGGCCGCGGCTTGATGGCGCTCCTCGCGCCCGGGTCGATCGGCGCGGGCCTAGCCACAGCACCGCTATCGACCCTTGGGACGCTCGGCGGCATCGGCCTCGGGGCGCTTCCCTATACAGGCCCCGGGCAACGTCTTGCGCAGGCTCTCTTGACGGCTCGCCCCGGGTTAGCGGTCCCAGTACGGAATGGGCTTTCCCAGTTCGTCGCTCCACTCGCCGCGCCGACGGGCAATGCGCTCATCAATGCGATCGCACCAAGCAAATAGGTGTTTTTTGATGACCGGGACGGCTGCCCCAATCACGCCATATGACGCTGCAACGACGATAGCTCGAACAGTTTGGTCGTCCACTTGATTCCCCGAACCCCGCCCAGTGCGGGGTTTTTCAATTATAGGCCACCCACTGCGGTGGCCTTTTTGCTTTGAGGTAGCAATGGCTTCCATCCTTCCGAACGGGAAAACGCAGTTCATTGATCAGAACGGCAAGCCGCTCGTCGGTGGCTCTGTCACGTTCTATGTGCCGGGCACGACCACGAAGAAGGACACATGGCAGGACATCGCCATGACGGAACCGAACACGAATCCGGTCGTGCTGGATTCGCGCGGCCAAGCGACGATCATTGGAACTGGATCATATCGCCAGGTGGTTATGGACGTCTTCGGCGCGACGATCTGGGACCAGGTCGTCAGTGAGCCGACCGGGATGCTTTCCGACGGCACAGGCTCGTCGCTCGTCGGATTTATTCAGAGTGGCCCCGGCTCTGTATCTCGCACCGCCCAGGACAAAATGCGCGATAACGTCAGCATCGCCGACAAGGGCCCGTTGAACGCCGATGGCATCAACGACGATACGACTCCCGTCGAGAACGCGATTGCGACCGCGCCGAATGGTGGAACGGTAAACCTGAACGGCAAGTCGATGCGCGTAACGGGCGTCGACAACCAGTATGGGATCGAGTTCGAGGGCGGCGGTGAACTGCTGATCGCCGCGCCGCAGGGGGGCGTCTACGCGCAGAACTCCTATGGCGATCGCTTCCAGCGCTTCATCGGCAAGGAATATCTCTACCGCCTGTTCCTGCGCCTTCAGGTTGGTGGCACGCTGACGATGTTCATCTACGGCGATTCCACGGTCGCCACCGCTGCGAATGGCGGCGGCTATGCGGGCCCGGCATTCGAGCCGCAGCAGCTGCTGACCGACTATATGATCCGCGTGAAGGGCGTACGCAATCCGATCGCCTGCACGAACCGCGGTATCGGTGGAACCCGTATCGCGCAGATGAACGCGATCCCGGACATCGACGAGGTGGGCGGCACGACAGACGTGTTCTGGATCAAGTATGGCATCAACGACATTCAGGATGGCCTCGACGGCTTCAAGACGAACCTGCGCGCGAAGCTCGCCGAGATCCGCGCGCAGTCACATGGGACTGTCGATCAGCTTTCGATCATCCTCGTCGGGCCGAACGCGATCTATGACCCGCAGCACGGTCGCTCGTCGCAATGGATGGAGCAGATCCGCGGCATCTACGTGGCCGCCGCGCGCGATTACAAGTGCGCGTTCTTCGACGCGTACGCGACGATGCGAGACGCGAACTGGATGCCCGGCAAGATGCTCTCCGACGACTGGGGCAACGGGCAGGGTGTCCATCCCTTGAGCATTTTCCAAAACATGATCTGGGGCAAGCTCGTCGACGAGATCATGGGCGATGCCGAAATGCTCCCGTACTCGAGCAACGTCTGGCAGGCGCTCACGCCGCTCAACGGCTGGTCGTATTACGGTGGCAGCACACCCGGCTACTACGCGAGCATGAGCCGCGATGGCTGGGTGGACGTGCGCGGCACGATGAAGGGCGGCACGGTCGGCGCGAACGTGAAGGTCGCGCAGCTGCCTGCCAGCATGACGCCCCTCTATACGCAGATCTTCGGGTGTGGTGGCGCAAACGGGCCGTGCCTGCTGCGCGTCAACCCGGACGGATCAATCGATCAGGCCGATACGAATGCCAGCGCGACGTATATCGATCTGTCCGGTATCCGCTTCCAGATTCGGGGGTGAGATGGCAGAACCGACATCGAACATTGCCACGAGTCTCGCAAGCGCCATTCAAAGCGCGGTCGCGCAAGTTTTGGGAGCCGGCGGTCTTGCCGTTGCTGGATGGAACTGGCTGGCAGGCCATGACATCGCGTGGTTCGTGGGCGCTTCCTCGCTAGTGCTGATCTGGATGCAGATCGCTGATCGACTACGTGGGAAAGGGAGGGCGCGATGAGCAGCTTCGACAATGCGTTCGACGCACTGATCGGAAACGAGGGCGGATACTCGAACAACCCGAAGGATCCGGGCGGCGAAACGATGTGGGGCGTGACAGCGCGCGTCGCACGCGCGGCCGGCTATACCGGCGCGATGCGCGATCTGCCGCGCGATACCGCGAAAGCGATCGCGAAGCGTCTGTACTGGGATCCGCTGCATCTCGACCAGTTCGACCCGCGGGTCGCGTTTCAGATCTTCGACGCGAACTACAACGGGGGGCATCCCGTGATCTGGATGCAGGGCGGCGCCGGCGCCACCGTTGACGGCGTGCTCGGGCCGAAGACGATCGCAGCCGTTCAGGCGACCGATCCGCTGCGCTTCATCCTGCGCTGGAATGCCTTACGCCTGACCTATTTCACCTCCCTGGCGACCTGGGCGACGTTCGGCAAAGGCTGGGCGCGGCGTGTCGCCGGCAACCTCACTAAAGGAGCTGCGTGATGCCCCTGATCCCCATTGCAATGGCGCTCGCACAATTCGCGCCGATGATCGCCGGCTGGCTCGGCGGCTCGAAGGCCGAAGACGTCGCGACCAAGGTCGTCGGCGTGGCGCAGGCCGTCACGGGGCAGTCGGCTCCCGAAGCCGCGCTCGCGGCACTGCAGGCTGATCCGAACCTCGCGCTGCAGTTCCAGAAGGCCGTGCTTGAGCAGCAGGCGCAGCTCGCGCAGATCGATGCGCAGTTGCAGGAGGCCAAGCTCGGCTACGACAAGGACATTTACACGGCCGAGGCGGCCGACCGCGACAGCGCGCGCCGGCTCGCCGCGCAGCAGCCGAACGACTGGGTGCGCCCGACCGTGACGGTCGTGCTCCTTATCGGCTGCTTGGCAGTCGTGTTCCTGATGCTCGATGGCCGGGCAGCGCAGGTCATGAAGGATCCGACCGCCGCGGGCACGCTCGGCATCGTGATCGGCTACCTCTTCAATGAGCTGAAGACGGCGCTCGGCTTCTACTTCGGCATGACTAAAGATGCCTCGATGCAGACGCAGACGATCACCCAGTTCGCGGTGTCGCCTGGAAGCGTGACGCCGGCTGCCGACCAAGCCGGCAGTACGAGCACGACTACGACGCGGTGA